TTAGCTTCATTCCGCTCAGTAATCTCTCTTTCCATTGCTTTAATCCTAGAGTTTAAGTCAAATTCAAATTGCATTAAATCCTTTTTAGCTTCAACCTCTTGTTGTAAATACTGAATCTGTAGATCATTTTTCTGTTGCTCTAACTGCACCTCAGTTTGAACCTTAGCTTGATTCTTTTGTATCTCAGCTTGTGCAGCGGCCTGCTGTTGTTGAGCGTTAGCTTGAGCTTGTGCTTGTATGTTTTGCTGTTGCATTTGTTGATCTCTTAGCGCTTTGTTTTTTCTTTTAACTTTTAACAATTGATTAGCTAATTTTAAATTCCTTACTTCACGTAAATCAATAGCATCATCTAAATCAATTAATCCTTGACCAAGTGCAACTTGTATATTATTTTCTAATATTTGTTTTTCCTCCTCGTCTGGTAATAATTCTATAAATATACCAAAGTCATGTAAGTATAAATTCTTTAGTTCCTCGAGCGTGGCAACATTGTGGGCACCTATAGCTTGTATAAAAGCGTTTTTAGTTGGTGAGTATTCTACTATGTCAGATATTCTAAGTGATAGACATTCTGCTACCTCAGCGGTTAAATATAACATTGACTGAAGAATATGTCTAGTGGCTGTATTGGAATTAGCAGCAGCTAATTTTTGTACACCAACTAGAGCTTTAGCATCAGGAACGCTACCATCTCTTGCTTCATTTAATCCAGTTACATCTCTTATCATTTGTAGATAGTAGTTGTAAGTGGTTATTAAACTTTGTATTTTATTTCCACCAGCTCCATTCTGTATTTGTTGAATTGGTATTTTACCAGGATTCATGTCTCCTTCTGATGTGAAACTTCTACCAATAACAGAACCAGTTTGGAAGAACATGTTTAAAGCTTCTTGTGGATTGTAATTTGTTCCATTACCTAAATCAACTTCTGCTAACCCATCGGCATCCAAGTAAACACCATCAGGCACCATTCTAGACATTACTTGTTGTAGCTTTAAATGGGTTAATTGTATCATATCAGCGAATCCAGTTATTCTGCCAACTAATGATTCTATTCTACCTTCATACATTCTAGGTGCAACGATTTGATAATTCATTTTAACTGAATTAAAATCAGATTCAGATCGCATCATGTTCTTGGCCATACCCCATCTTAGAAGTTTCTGACAACCTATTACAAAAACACCTTCATATAAAGTTTCTACAACTCTCTCTAATTTACTATAGTCACCATCCATAGTTTGTGGTGGATTAAATGTATCATCTTTTTCAATAATTTTTTCCCCACCGTTAGATGTTTTCTTTAATTTATAAACGTCATTCATATGAGTTTTATAATTAAAATATAAAACTTCTATTTTATTTTTATCCGTGTTGGTTCTATAGTTTGATTTACTGTAAACTGTTTGACCTGAGTTTTCAGTTATTTCTTTTATATCCTCTTCTGTTAATTCTGGAAATTCTTTAACTAATTCGTTTATTGGTATTTCTTTAACTTCACCAACATAATATATATCATCAAAGTAAGGCGAATCTGTATGTGAATAAACAATATTAGCGGGATCAACGTATTTAGCCTTAACACCATCACTAAAATTAAACTCTGTTTTAGTAGCGCCAATACCTATTGTTGTTAAATCATACAAACATCTTCTTCTAACTAAATCATAATCACTATTATCTAATAGTACATTTATAGCTTGTTCTTCAGCTAATTCAACAGATTGCTTGTATCCAAGTTGCATATGTAAAGCTAGTTCTTCTTCTGTGCCAGGTAGTTCTTCTTGTTTGTTTTCATATAAATCTACTCCAAAGTTTTCTTTTGCAGCGTCATTAAACTCCCTAGATCTTATGTCGCGAAGTATAGATTCCATATATTCAGTCCGTTTATTTACACCGCTTTGATCTTGAGAGTAAGCGTTTATCTCAAAAGTTCTTTGAGCCATACCATTTACTACAATATCTACAAACTTAGGAATAATTGGAACAGGTTTCCAATCTAGGTTTAAGTAAGATAAATCACCATTTATAGATAATTCATTTTTATATTTTTGAATTGATTGTTCACCTCTAGCGTATAGTCTTAATTTGTGAAAATTATTTACTTGACTATTGAATTTATTTGTAGTTCCTGAAAACCATTCTTGCCTTATTGCTTTCGCAACCTCTTCACCGTATTCTAAGGTTAATTTTTCTAAATCACTTACCGCTTGAGAGGGAAAATTTATAACAGACTCTGTCATACTATTGTTTTATTATTGTTGATTGAAATCCTTTATTACTATATTTTGATATATTGAGGTTTAATGAGGTTTTTTTTCTTTCTGGATTTGGTCTATATAAATGCCTATTACAAGCCATTATAGCTAAGCCAGTACTTATAGAGGCATCGTGCTTTGTTCTTTTTGTTATGTCAAATTTAGACCAATCATTTAATGTTTCATTAAAATACATAGCACCATAAGTGCCGTCTTCTAATAACCCAACATGATCGTTTATATACATCTCAATTGCAGCTGCATGTGCTTGCTTTATATCTTCACTAGAGTTTGGTATTCCACCAACCTCCTTTTCTGCAACTGATAATTTATTCCAAATCTTATCTGGCCTATTCATGCTAAATCCTCTATATCCTCTTCTTCTTAAATAGTATAATAACCTCGGTTTATTATTCTCTGCTAATAGTGGCATTCCATAAAATACTAATGCCATTAGTACATCTTCAAAGAATATATCAGCTGTTTGAGGTCTTGCTATGTATTCTAAAAAGAATGTGTTAGCTGGAGCGTCTTCCATTGAAAACTTTGTTAACCCATGCAAAGCGCCTTTAGATCCCGTACCATCTACCGTTCCTGATATATCGTATGAGTCACATCCAAATGCTCCCATGTGTTCGTTACCTGGATATTTTACGCCATTCTTTAATATAACATTGTTTTGCAATCTTTGACCTGGAACCCAACTTACTTTGAATCTCCCATTTGGATCTGGATTGAAAACAACATGAGTGTCTTTAACACCATTTGTCCATTGAAAATTACCAGTTGTTAATACAGATGAATTTCTATTTCCTTCGTTATAATCTATTTGTTCGTATATCTTAACTAGATTAAATAAACTATTACCAGTCTCATCTCTAAACGCATGTTCTTCAGTTCTAGGAAATTGGCGGTAAAACTCATTTAAAGCATCTTGGTCGTCTCTTAGTCCATCAGCTTCGTTCTCCCAGTGATCTATAACGCCATAATCTATTTCTACTCCATGTGGATCAAATGTTCGTTGCTTAGGAGTATTGAATACAGGTCGTCCGAATTCATCAATGAATCCCTCGTAATTCCATTCCATAGGAATAAACAAAGAATATAATCCTGACTTAGTTTGTCCATTTCTGTTTCGCTTGGTAACATCTGAATTAACATATAAATTTTTAAAATTATCACCTCCTTTATCTAAAGCGTTAGAAGTACTACCCATCATACACTTACCTATAATCCTACTACCTAATCGCAAACAAGTTTTTGTAACTCTCCAGTTGTTTTTTATGTTATCAGGTTTCTCCCACTTACCACTCTCATCATGTACTAATAAAGAAAGTTTTTCACCATCATAACTATTATCACCTGTATTCTTCCAATCTATAGTGGTATCTAGTCCTTCCATATCATCTTGCTCCTCTCGTTCCCTCATTTTCTTTCGAGTAAACTTTTTAGCAGGAACTCTGTATGCTAGTTCAGACTTTGGACGATCCATACCATCTTGTATTGGTTTGAAGAAGAATGGGTAGTTTAAACTAATTGGTACAACCTTGTCTGTAAACATCTTTTTAGCATCAGCACCTGTTTTAGATAATATACCAAATCTACTGTCACTTGCTAGTGTTGCTTGATTAACTGTTTCAGATGAACTCATAAAAGAAAATCCAGAACGTCTATTTTTTAAATAACACATTCCGTAACTTCTATAATCCGCTTTGCAGGCTTCCCAAAATATAAAGAATAATCTATTTGCCTCTCTAAAGTCAGGAGCCCCAACATCTATCTTACTCCACTGTAGGTACATATAGTGCGTGCCTGTTATGTATGTTGGTTCACCATTATTCATAAACCAAAAACCTTCCTCTCTTCTTTTAAATTCCTCATCTATGTATCCATAGTGCTTTTCTTTAAAATCATCTGGATATTCTTGCCAATCAAACACAGTCTTAATTCTTTTGAAATCGGGATTAAGAGGGAATTGTCTCCACTTCTGCTCTTCCTTTTTTTTACTACAAGAATATACCTCGTTGGGTTTTTTTGGTAGAGCTATTTTAAAACCTTGAATTTCTAATATTTCACCTATTTGCCCAGTTTTAGATATAACTACAATATCATTTTCCTTATTATAACCATACCTCCATTTCTTAGATTTATTTAATCTTTTTAGAGTGTTTAATTTTATAGGTTTTACAACCTTATATAATGTTTGTTTATACATTATTTAGATCTTCCTTCTGCGAATCCCTTAAAAGCTGTTTTCTTTTCTTCTTCTATAGGTTTCCCGTCTAACATATTCTCTTCCTCGTGAATTCTATTTAATATCTCAAAAGCATCGAAGATAGCTAGCTTCTTTGTAGCGGCAGCATTCTTCAATCTATCTGCTGATATATCCTCGTCTGAATCAACTATTTCTTCTCTTGCTACTTTAATTAGTTCTTCAACTGCCTTGTGCCCAGCTTGGATTATATTCTTCTTCGTTTCCTTGATATTCATATTTAATTGTAATAAATTTATTCATAACCCTATATAGTCTATCCTTGTTGATAACAAACTCATATGTACTAACTGGATCAAAACCCACTAGTTCGTTTTTATTAAAAGTTCCATCAGAATATTTAATGATACCAATTAAAGGTCTTTCACCTTCGTGTTTGAATTTATTTATAGACCTTAGTGGTTTAACAAAGCTAAAACCAGGCATAGCTTTTTCGTTATATAAAAATATTTGATCTTTAGATACAATATACTTATCTTCTTCTAAGTATGATCTACTATTTTTTTCTCTACCCTTAATATCATGCCATCTTCTAAATACATTGTGATGAACTATTACCTCATCACCTACGTTAATAGGTGATTGAAATAATAGTGGAGTAGCGATTACTTTTGCTTTTCTATTTACGTATTGATGATTAAGAACTTCTGTGTTTAGTATTAGATTTTTATCTCCAATCTTTTTAGAGTTATTATAGCGCTCACCAATAGGTGATACTATAAAGTCTTTATAAACTTTCATTAGTATTCTAGGTTGTACTCAACTGATATAGCCATATTTTTATTAAAATCTTTCCAAGGTATAACTATATCCTTTTTTCTAATATAAATAGAGTATTTGTCTTCTTCCTCTACTATATCACAAATCGTATGACCTCCATACACTTCCTGGTCAACAGCATAGTGCATGGAGTCATTTTTATAATCTTTACCTATAGTGATTTTTCTGATGATATTATTTTTCATCATCGATATTGCTACTTTTTTCTTCAGGCCAATTGATTCTTCCGTCATCTATATTTACATCAAAAGTACCATATTCTTTTGTTAACGTATCTTGAAACACACTGATTCTATCTTGTGTGACAGATAGATTATGTAACATTGTGTGTTTTTGTGTCTCTAACTTCCCGACGTTAAATTGTATAGCATTTATTGCCTGTATCAACCTTTGAAGTTGATCTAAGTGAGCTTCTGATATTTTTTCAGGTCTATCTTTTAAATCAATATCTTTTAGTGATTGTTTATTTTCAGTATTTGCTTTTACTTCTTTTTCTTCTATTTTTTCTTTTGCCATTTTATTTTATTTTATTTAATTAATTATTGTTTTACGATATCGAATATTTGTTTATTAAGTAGTTGTCGATAAAAACTCTACTTTCTTCATTTAGATCTTGATTGTATATTAAAACCTCGTAGATTCTACCCATAAAGTAGCTATCAATAGCAGCAACAATAGGGGATGATGACCTAGCTCCAAGGCATAATCCCGCGTCACTCATATCCCAGTTTTGAGTATCTTGATCAAAGTTTGTAACACCATCGGACGTATCGCCATTCTTATATATCATTGTATTAGCCCCACTCTTTCCAACCATAGAAAATAATGTTACCGCTGCTGATTCATCGTAAATATCACTAGCGGTATCTACATTCCCCGAGCTACCTTTATTATATACCGTCACTGCTTTATGATCAGGATCATCACCTATATCATTCTTTACTTGCATATATCTACCACCAACTTCACCAATTTCATTTCCATTTAATTGAAGTAAAACTTGCGCTTCCGTGTCATTAGCAGCTTCAGGTTTATACACTATAAAAATACTAATCTCTGTACTAACAGCGTCACTTTCAGACCAATTACCAACGGAAACTCGCGTGGTAGAAAGATTATCACTGGATTGGTAGTAATTATTAGCGTCACCACTAAAATCTAAATAACCGTCACTATTCCAAGAAGCCCTTCCCTGTCCTTCAATAGATCCAGTACCAAACGCATTAACACCTGACACAGCGTGAGCAAGATTAGTTATGAATGCTACTTCATCACCATTACTTGGAGCACTACCACCAAAAGTTTGAAGATTACTTGCACTTGATGCATCGTAATGTAGAGCGTATCCCGCTATTTCATTAACATTACTTAGATAACCACTTGTAGCACCGTGTGACATTGAAATACCTAATCCTAACATTATTTTCCGAAATAACAGATTACACCTCCATCAGCATCAGCCTCAGGAGTAAATTTCGTCCATCTACCATATATAGTTAATCCTCTTGGGAACTTAACACCCTCAGTAGTTGTACCACCGGCGGCATGAAATGGATCTAAAAAGTATATTGTATTATCAGTATCTATATTTGCTATATTTGCTGTAGTAGCTAAACCAACTCCCTTTACTGTTAATGTGGTTCCAGAAATACTAACTACTTCTAAATACTGTTTATTAGGTCCTTGATAAATAGGATCAACATGACCAGCGCTAGTATCCATAGAATCAAGACCAGTATCTATATCATCATCATCAGCACCAATTAATATTACTTGACCTGGTTTTATTAAAGCATTTGTCGCTGCGACCTCACTTGTTAGTGTTATTACTCCAGCAGCTGTACCACTAGTTGCTGGCGCCTCAACAACGCCTAAATAGTTAGCATCAGGTCCACCAGCTGAACCAAGTTCATCATCTTGATGTGTTGGAAATTGAGGTCCACTTCCATGTAGTGTTTCTGTTTCCATTACAGTTGGCGTATTATCTGCTAAAAATTGAATAGCCACAATAACATGATCCTTTGGTGGATATATTGGTGCTGCTAAATTACTAAAAGCACTCCCCATTTGTCCGAAGCCATAGGCGACTTCTGTTGAATTTTGTCCCATAATTATTTATTATTTATTTGTTGTTCATTTTTCTTTGACGATCCGCCGAAAAAGAAATCGACTACCGTGTTAACTTTTGCGCTCATAGCACCGAATATTGTTGATATAAAACTTATCTCAAATTCTCCTAAATTTATATCTTTCATTACGAAGACTTTAAACATCATAAAGCTTAATCCGAAGTACGCAGCAGTAAAGAGCGTTGCAAGTATTTTTTGAATGAACGCATCGTCTTTATACATATCTCTAGCGCTCTTTCTGTCTTCGACTTCTTTTGCGAAGGCTTCTTTTTCGGCTTCAAGTAATATTCGCTTGAGAGCAAGCTTCGCTTCATCTCTTTCTTTGTCCGTTGTAATAACTTGGTCAAGTATTCCTTCTGCATTGTCTACTATCTTACCGAATAAGCCACTCATTATATTTCCTATCATCTTTCATTATCTTTTACCATATCATCGATAGACTTATTCATTACCTTATCGGTGTATGATTTATTATTGTAAAACACACTCTTTTCTGAAGTAGGTATATCTTCCTCTCCTAGTAATATTCGATATATTCTACTAATTAAGTGTGAGCATTTAAAAGAGGTTTTGAATACAGAGTATTTGATGGTTGTTCTATTTCTATGTCTCCAAGTTTCTATCCAACCATTCCTCCTTAATTTCTCCCAACGGTTCTTATCCCAACTCATGGTATATGTCCCGTCGATAAATTCTTGACGCGTGAATCTTCCTTTACAATCTAAGTAAATTAGTAATTCAAGATCTGCATCAGTTAACCCGTAAGTTTTACAGGCCCATTTTCTAACGAGCCTGTAATACTTAAGGATTTGTAAGTCACGTAAATCATGACTTGTTAGTTTCATCTACTAAGCTAAAGTGATTTGACAAGCAGTTATTCCTAAATCAAACTGACCAGAAAAAGGTACAATACCATTAGCTACATCAGTTATAACTATAGGTCCTCCTTTAAAATCTGCATTTATAGCAGCTTCCATCATTTCGCACGCTGTCTTAAATTTACCAGAACCATGTAATAGTAACACGTGATCATCAGCAGCAGTTCCAGCCATAGATTTAAAAGAAAATCTAGTTGCCGTAGCACTAATAGGATCAGCTCCTAAATAGTTGGCAGCGGGTAGTACAACACCATCATTTTCAGTAAATGCCGTTGAAGCAGCATGAGCATTAGTAGCATTAAGTACAGAGTGAAAAGGTATAACCTTAGTATCAGTATCTCCAGCTCCTAAGTAAGAATATACTGTTACAATCTCACCTGCATTTAAGTCGTAACCCACAGCACTTGATTTAGCAGCTATAGTTATTTTCCCACTTGAAGCATGTACACTTGAAATATCGTCAGAGTGTATTCTAGTTACATCACCACTAGCAACGTTAGCTGGAGCAGCAAAATCCACACCCGTCATTGCATCTATTGTGTATTGAGTTCCTCTAGCGCCAGCTTCAGTACCATCAGCAGTTACAGTTACTATTAAATCAATACCGTCCTCCCCTGGATTCACTATGTTCCCAAACCCATTATGAGCATCTGTTAAAGTTACCGTATTAGCATCACCATGACCAGAGTCATGAACACTGTTACCAGCGATAGTAAAGCTCTGCTTTCGATAACCCATAAATCTTAAAAAGTTTTTATTTGCATTCATTTTTTTTTATTTTTTATAAGTTAATATTAACCAGCAGAAGTTACTGTACATCCTGTTATGTGATCACTACAAAACGTGCTATTAGCGACATCAGCTACAACTGTAAACCCATCACCTGGATTAGCGTTTATAGCGGAAACAACATCGTCCATAGCTTCTACTAATTTACCCTCTGTTACAGCTAAAACAACTGAAGCTCTACTATTGTTATCACCAACGAATCCTTCGCAAGTTAAATAAATAGCATCATTATCATCAGTTCCAGCGTAAGCACCAATAGCAATACCTCTAACAGTAGAAGCTGGTATCATTATAGCTTTATCAGTAGCAGCAGGCTCAGATGTGTGAGCATTGAAATATAAATAATTTTCTCCTTTCATATATATAATTATTAAGCAGCGGTTGTTATATCAATAGTACTTATAGTCTTAGATAGGAAATTTTTTGCTTCTCCTACAAATGTTGACTGGTAAAATATACCACCTCTGGGGTTAGACAATACTGCAGCTAATTCCTGCATTAATAGTTTTACATCAGAAGAAGCCATGGTTAATTCCACGATATCATCTGTTGCAGCTCCGTTTCTAGATTTAAAATGTAATTGGACGTCGTTTGCGTCAGAAACATTAGCACCTAAAAAATTAGAAGACTTGAATAGTGCTCCTTCGCCAGAGGCGTTAGCAGCATCTGTTTCTTCGTTAAAGAACAGAAAGTTTTCATTATAAGCCATATAATTTATTTTTATGATTATTAATTAATTGATTTCGATTCAAAGTTTAAGGATTATGGTTTATAGTTTATGTATAATCTACTTTAATAGATATTACATACTTTTTAGAAATAGTAACTATTCTACCAGTACTATGTCCCTCATCCTTATAACTCTATACAGTTCATCATTATATCCTATATCATGTCCAGCATGTTTATCATAGAATACTATATCGCCTCTCGTTACTATTTCAACCATATTACCAACAGATACTATTGTTGCTTTCTTGTACCTGTTGTCAGTGTCTGTATCATCTGTTAATATCAATCCACTAACCTTCTTCGGTTCTTCTTTTATTTTATCTACTATAACGTAATCATTAATTGCTTGCATTTTCTACTCTTATATTTGAAATTACACAATCTGCTGACATAACAGTTAAAGCTACACTCACAGCATTTTTAAGTGCAGACTTAGTTACTAACACTGGATCGATAATACCTTCGTCAATCATCTTAACAAATGTACCATTTACCACATTACAACCATAACCTTCCTTCATTGCCATACTTAATGATAATCCAGCATTGTCCATTATAGTTTTATATGGAGACTTTAATGCTTCTAGTAAAACTTTACTAATGTTATCTCCTTTTATTTTTTGACTAGCATTAAGAAGAGCAATCCCGCCACCCGGGACGATACCCTCTTTCAGAGCAGCTTTCGTAGCGTAGATTGCATCTTCAACTCTATCTTTCTTTTCTTTTAATTCTACTTTAGAACCAGCACCAACCTTTACAACACCAACACTACCAGATAACATCGCTAATCTATCCTCTAGTTTCTTTTTAATAAAACTATTCTTCTCTTCTGCTAACTTCTTATTTAACTCATCAATCCTTCCTTCAATACCATCTGTCATTCCCTCTAATGTTAATACAGTGTTTTTATCGCTAGTTACAGCGAACTCAGCTTCACCTAAATGTTCTGGCTTCATGAGATCTAAATCATCACCTAATTCTTCATTAAGTACTGTTGCTCCGGTTAATATAGCTAAATCCTCTATAGCATCAGCTCTAGTTGGTCCAAAACCCGGAGGATCAATTATATTAATCTTTATATTACCCTTAACCTTATTCATTAATAACGCAGATTTAACTGATTGAGCAACTGGTGCTACTACAAGTAAAGATCTGTTATTCTTAATAACATGCTCTAGTATAGATTGTATCTTACGTATATTAGGTATTTCAGATGAACATGTAAATACTAGTGGTTTATCTAATTCACATATATGTTTCTCTGTATTAGTAACAAAATGTGGAGATGTTAACCCACAATCCACTTGAGCACCATCGACTATGTCAACGTAAGTATCTTCAGTTGGTGATTCCTCCATTAACACAACTCCATTTTTCCCAACCTTATTGTAAGCTTCCGCTATTATTTTACCTAATTCTTCATCATTGTTACATGATATAGAACTAACAGCATCTAGCATGTCACCTTCTACTTCAACTGTAACATTATCTAAATACTCAATAACACTATCTAGTGTTTTATTTACTCCATCTTTAATTTCTCTGATTGTAAGACCGTCCGCGATCGCAGTGTCTATTTGTTTGATTAGTGCTTCTGCTAGTACCGTGGCGGTTGTTGTACCGTCTCCAGCTTCACGAACTGTGTTTCTAGCAGCTTCTTTTATTAGGGTTGCCCCCATGTTTTCCACCGGATCATATAAGACTACGCTCTCTGCAACGGTTACACCGTCTTTTGTTATGACCGGTTTGCCTCTCCCATCTTCATAGATGACACATTTTCCTGATGCACCTAATGTAGATTTAACGGCTTGGGCTAATTTATTCACGCCAGTGATTACCTTAGCTTTAGCGTCAACCCCAAAGCTAAGACTTTTCACCAACTCACTTGGTAAGTTGTATTCCATAATGTATTATATTTTATTAAATTAAATTGTTGTAGATTTAAAGTTCTACTTCTTTATGCTCCGTAATAACCTTTTTTATAATTCTTCATTGGAGATTTTTTCTTACGTTTAAACTTGCTTTTAAACTCACCCCATTGTTTTTTACGTCTTTCTTTCATTGAACTTGCTTCTTTAGGCTTGGTAGTTTTAGGCTTAGATAAGGTAGGTTTAGTAGTTTTTAGTTTTGTAGGTTTTATAGTTTTAATAGTAGAACTCGTCATTGGTTCTGTTGGGGCATCCCATTCTCTAGTGCGACCGTTATAAGGATTTACAACACTAGCATGTTTCATGGAGACACTATGCTTAGTTGGATTATTTTTATGTCTATTCTGTCTTTTAGCTTCTGCTATATATTCAACTTTATTTAAGCTACCATATATTTTCATATCTCTATTTTCATATGCTTGGTCGTATGTTACCTTTTGTTTTTTAAAGCCACTCCAACCGTTCATTTTAAATGCCATATTATTTTTTTTATTAGTTTATTACTTATTTTCAGCTTTAATAGCTTCTGCTTCCCACGGGTGGTTAGGGTGACCTTCCGGCCACCTACCATTCGGACCGTCTATAACGTCGATACCATCTTCCTGTTTTCTTAAATATATTTTTCCTTCCCACATAACCCACTCGTCACCATAAGCAGCTCTACCTTCCTCTATTTGATCAACGTGAGTCTGCTCATGTTTTAATACTTTTCTTCCAAACCGGCTATTTAGATTCACACTTGGATCTACATCTATGGTCCCATCCATATTAGCTTGAGCCAGAGAACCATCATCCATATTTTTTCTAAACAATGCTTTGTTCTCTGGAGTTCTAAATCCTCTTTTTTCTTTTCCTAGCTTAAATCCCATTTATTCAAAAGTTTTCACTACCTTTGGTCCTTTGATATACTCTAGTTTCTTAGTGAAGTGATCAACACTGTTGTCAACAGCATTTTCTGCACCCTCCATTGTCTCTCTCCTAGTTATATCAACCCATTGATCTTTTTGATCTGGCTTGTTAACCTCGGTTTGATAGTATCCATTAGGTAATTGTGTTATTCTCCAGTTTTTCTTATCGGCTAAATGTTTCCATTCGTCCATTTGTTTTTCTGAAATTTTTGGTTCTGTAGTATATGTACTACTTTTATAGTATATGTATGTCATTGTTTTTGGTTTTATTAATTAATTGGTATAAGGATTTTCCTTATTATGATTTTGTCCAGTATGCGTACTCTACTAGTAATGTTTCTGAACTAGAAGATATAGCATTTATTACACCACTGTTTATTACGCTGAAAAAACTCCATTCTCCTGGTTGAAGTACTGAAAGTGATGCGCTGGCTAGTTTAAGAACAACAGCATTAGTAGCTGCTGTAGAACCATCTCCTTGTTTACCAGTATGTTTTACGTACAAGAAGTGATTGCCTGCTGATCCAGCTGGTTTTAGTGATGTGTCAGAACCACCACTTGCAGCTAAGATCGCCCTTGAAACACCTGTTGAAGGTGCCCCAACCGCTAAAGTATCTGTTACAGTAAAATCTAATACATCAGTTGAGGAGTCTTTGCTTGATAATGTTAGTGTTGGAGTTAATGTTGCCATATTATTTATTATTTACTATTATCTATTTCTTTTTAGTTTAAATACCACGTCTATGCCCCTTTGTCAAATCTCCAGTACTCTAGTTGAGGAGTTTTACCAGAGGCTGCTTTCCAATATATATCTCCTGTGTAATCAAATGGAAACCATGCGAATTCACCTGGTAGTAGCGTAAATGTTCTTAGTGTTACGTTTGTAGTTAAATCTAACTCACTAAGTCCAGTTGGAGCAACAGGAGAATCAGTTCCAGTCATTGTATCAGTATTGGAGGCCACGTGAGTAGGCACTATACTCATATATATATTATCACCAGTTGTTGATGAGTTGTTTTTTAAATATATATAACATCCTATTGTACCTGGTGTCCAAGCGTCTGATCCATGAAGTGTCATAACGTCATGACCATCTAATAACTGTGTTGTGGTATCAGAAGTTGTTACTAATTTTTGTTCAACATAATCAACATTTAATGAATCTGCAATTGTTAAATTCAGAGCAAAACTCATTGGTCCTGGTAAATTCGTAGATGTAGAAGCATTAGCTGAAAGTGAAAATGATGGTGCTATGTAATTTGGCATATCTTATATTTTATTTATTATTAACCTCTATCGAATATCCAGTATTCTAGCTTTTGATCATCTACATTAGCTCTAGCTGTTATATCGAAGTTATAATCAAATGGGAAGAATGCGAATTCACCAACTTTTAATGTAAATAATCTTTTATCATCACTAGCATCAGATATATCTGCTAATGAACCATCTACAACACCCTCTGCTTCTATACCTATCATTATGTAGTTTGTAGTTGAGTCAGCTGATACGTTCTTCATAAAGATAAATCCACCAGTTGTAGAGGCAGCACCAGATGTATGTAAACTACCATCTATTATTCTTGTTGCATTGTTATCTTCAGTGTCGTGATTATCTATTTCAACGATCTCTGATTGTACATTGTCTACTGTTAGCAAATCACTAGCTGATAGTGATAATGCAACACTTAATGGTCCAGGGTTAGCATTAGCTGAATTCTTGTTTGCCGTAAGAGTAAACGTAGGTTTTATACTTGCCATTTTAATTCTTTTTTTATATTTTAATTATTATACGATTACTTATCGTTTTTCCATAAGTAGATAATCACACAGAAGAATAGATATTTACTAATGTACCGGTACTTCCCCCGTATTATAAATATTGGAGTAGAGTGTATCACCCCCCTCCCCCCCACCACTGCTCTATAGGAAAACCGAAACTTTTAACCCAGCCCCCATATACACCCCTTCCCCTCCCCACCCGTTTAGCGTTTCCCCTCTCTATCCTTCAACAACTATCTTACTCACAAACTAACTACGACACTCATTAGATAATAACTATATAACTATTAAATGATACTGATATGATAATGACAATGATAATAATAAAGTGTATTGACTTAGTAATTAAAAATAAAATAGAAACTACAAAGTAAATACGATAATACATAGATAATATAAGTATAAATAATAACTAATAAATATAATATAATATGACTACTAAAAGATTTGTAATAAGAAAGTCCTTAATAGGCAAAGACGTAACAATAACATTCAATAACAAGAAAGGTGAAGCTGTGAAGTATAATCACGATGCAGTGTATAACAAGCACAAAGAAAGATTTGAAGCAATGAATTGTTTTGCTAAGTATAAGTCTTACACTAATACTAATTGTATGCCAGCATTCTGTAGAGATATGAAAATTGCTTAGTAATATCTCTACTAAAACAGTGACAATTGCCTGTTATTATATATAACTTATAATGCTAATGTCACACTTTATAATAATTAATTTTATTATGAGTAAAGAGAAGTGGCGGAGTAACTGTTAACTAAAAATAACTAATAAACAAATAATATACTTTTACACAAACTAATTACGAACTAAAATAGATAATATAAATATATGGAAATAATAATCTTTATGACTTTATGGTCAATAGTAAAAATCGCTGAATATGGCGCAAATAGAAATAAATAATATGCAAGACTTAACTAAACTAGGAATACAAGAACTACACTTAATTCTTCACAATATGAGAATATATGGTGTTAGTATGAAGAAAAGACAATTAGTAATAAACGAAATAAATAGTAGAAATAATGATGATAAACTGTAAGAAATGTGGTGAAGATATTGGTAACAATGTCGTTAGAGTATGGACAAATGAATTAATACTAAGTGGTAAAACATATATAAACTCTGATGGTACTGAAGCAATCTACCAAGATGAGTGGGAAATGAAAGAATTGTGTAAGTGTCGCACAATATAAATACGACACAAGAAAGATAATATAAATATAATAATAACTTAATAGCTTGTGGCTTAACCACTAAATAATTATGACAAATGTAATAGAATCTAAGAGATTTGTAGTGAGACAATCTCTAGTCGGGAAAGATACGACTATAAATGTGACTTTCAAAAATGGTAAAACTGCGACTTATAATCACGATAAAGTGTACTCAATCATGAAAGATAAGTTAGAAGCGATGGCATGTTGGGCGAAGTACAAATCATATACTTCAAGTGGTAATTTACCAATGGCGGTAAGGAATGAAGATATCGCCTAGTGAGGAAGTTTAATCATGAAGTGGTACTGAAGAATGTAGTAAGTGCCATTTATATCGCAAGCGGGATAGCG